GTTCTGTGTACCGGACGCGCGCCGGGAGAGTGTTGGTACATTTTAGACGCGCTTCCGCAGATCCGCTACGCCGTCACGCAGACCGGCGCGATCGCGCAGGATCTGAAAACCGGCGAAACGCTCTACCACTGCCCGCTGTCCCCGGATGATGCGCGGCTGATCTATTCCCATGTGCGCCGGTACGACGGGCTTGTCAATTTCTTCTCCGGCGGCATTGTGTATAACTCCAAAGAGCAGATGGCGCGCTTTGAGCGCTATTATCCCGCCGACTTCCGGTGGCTGTTTGAGCAGTCGCATGAATTTGTCGACGATCTGGACGCCATGGTCGCCGGTTGGGGTAAACCCGTAGAAAAGCTCTATGTGCCGTTTTCCAGTCAGGAAGAGTGTGAAAGGGCCATGGCCGATCTGACAAAGCTGCCGTATTTCGTGACAGGCGCGGGCTACGTTGATCTGGAGGTCATGAACCCGAACACCAGCAAGGGCATTGCGCTTGCAGCGCTGTGCAAAAAACTCGGCATCCCGCGCGAGCAGGTCATGGCCATCGGCGACAGCGGCAACGACGCGGCCATGCTCGACTTTGCGGGCGTCGGCGTTGCAATGGGAAACGGGGAAGAAGCGCTCAAGCAGAAAGCAGATCTGATTGCGCCGACGAACGAAGAAGGCGGCGTGGCCGATATGCTGGAGCTTGCAATCAAAGGAGAGATATAAAATGGGCGTACAGGATCTGACGGTACAAATGGTCGTCATCGTCGTCATCGGCGTATTCTTTGCGTCGTTCATGGACGCCATCGCGGGCGGCGGCGGCATTATTTCCGTCCCGACGTATCTGCTCGCGGGACTTCCGATGCACTTTGCGCTGGGCACAAACAAATTTTCCTCCTCCATCGGCACCGCGTTTTCCACGGGCCGGTATATCAAAAACGGCTATGTCGACTGGAAGCTCGGCATTCCGTCCATCGTGCTGGCGCTGATCGGCTCGTTTTTCGGAACAAAATTGCAGCTGATGATCTCCGAGGTGTACTTACAATATCTGCTGCTGATCGTGCTGCCGGTCGTGGCCTTCGTCGTGCTGCGCCAGCGGCAGCTGCCGGAGGAGCGCGGCGATATCGAGCCCAAAAAGCAGATGGCCATCGTCTATCTGGCCGCGCTCGTCGTCGGCGCGTACGACGGATTCTACGGGCCCGGGACAGGCACGTTCCTGCTGCTCATTTTCTGCAATCTCGGCAAGCTCGACGTGCGCACGGCGGGCGGCAATGTCAAGCTCGTGAATCTGTCTTCCAACATTGCCTCGCTCCTGACCAGCCTGTTAAGCGGCAAGGTCTTCCTCGTCCTCGGCCTCATCGGCACGGTGTCGAGCATCCTCGGCCATTTCATCGGCGCGGGACTCGCCATCAAAAACGGCTCGAAGATCGTAAAGCCCGCTATCATCCTTGTCCTCATCCTCCTGGCCGCAAAGGTCATCCAGGGACTGATTGCGGGATGATATATCATAAAACTGCACTGCCGCTGTAGGGGCCGACGACTCTGTCGGCCCCTTAAATGTTGCAGATTTGCTGAAAATATCAGAGAATTCGCAGCGGGCGGACAGAGTCGTCCGCCCCTAGGGTGTATCTGAAAACTCCCAACGCACCCGGACAGCGGATCTTTTCACGCTGCGCTGCACCATTTTTCCTTGAAATACGTCAGTATTCCTGCGAAAAAATGTCTTGCTCAGCGCAAAAATTTCTCGCTGCCGGTCACATTGGGAGTTTTCAGATACACCCTACGTACAATTCGGAAAATTGCAAAAACCTATGCCTTTGACTGCTTGTTTTGCTCCATTGCAAATCCACATAGAATCTGCTATAATAAATTGTTAAGTTATGCAGTTCGGAGGAAACGTACATGGAACGCAAACCCGTTGTGATCGCGCAGGAGGCGCTGGAGAAGGAAGCCGCTGTCTGCGAGCAGATCAAAGCCCTTTGGGCCTCGCGCGGCAGGACGCCGCGGGCCTTTGTCGATACATACGGCTGCCAGCAGAACGAGGCGGATTCCGAGCGCATCCGCGGGATGCTGCGCGCAAGCGGCTATGAGATCGTGGACACCGAAGAGGGCGCGGACTGCATCGTTATCAACACCTGCGCCATCCGTGAGCACGCGGAAACCCGCGTCTACGGCAACGTCGGCGCGCTGGTACACACCAAGGCCCGGCACCCGGAGCAGAAAATTTTTCTCTGCGGCTGCATGATGGGCCAGCCGCAGGTCGTCGAGCGCATCAAAAACAGCTACCGCCATGTTGACGGCGTGTTCAATCCGCACGAATTATGGCGCTTCCCGGAACTGCTGCAAAGCGTGCTGCGCACGAACAAGCGCATTTTTGCCGTAGACGATTCCGCGGGCAATATCGCCGAGGGCATCCCCGTCGTGCGCTCGTCCGATCTCAAGGCATGGGTGTCGATCATGTACGGCTGCAACAATTTCTGCTCGTACTGCATCGTGCCGTATGTGCGCGGGCGGGAGCGGTCAAGACGGCCCGAGGAGATTCTGGAAGAGGTCAAGGGCCTCATCGCGGCGGGCTATAAGGACATTACGCTTTTGGGCCAGAACGTCAACTCCTACGGCAAGGATCTGGGGCTGGGCGTTGATTTTGCCGACCTCATGGCCGAGATCGCGCAGCTGCCGGGCGAGTTCTGGCTGCGCTTCATGACGAGCCACCCGAAGGACGCAAGCAAAAAGCTCTTTGACACCATTGCGAAATACCCCAGGATCGCAAAGCAGTTCCACCTGCCCTTCCAGTCCGGCAACGACCGGGTGCTGAAGGCCATGAACCGGCACTATACCCGTGAAGAATATCTGAAGCTGGCGCACTATGGCCGCCAGATCATGCCCGAGCTGGTTCTGACCAGTGACGTGATCGTCGGTTTCCCCGGCGAGACGGAGGAGGAATTCGAGGACACGATCAGCCTCATTGAAGACGTGCGCTATGACGCGCTGTTTACCTTTATCTTCTCCCCGCGCGCGGGAACGCCTGCCGCGAAAATGGACGACCCGACGCCCAAGGAGGAGAAAAACCGCCGCTTTGACCGGCTCTGCGCCGTGCAGAACCGCATTTCGCTGGAAATTCATCAGGGCTACGTCGGCAAGACCGTCCGCGTGCTCTGCGACGGCCGCGACAAGGACCTGCTCACCGCCCGCACTGAGGGCGGAAGACTCGTCCGCTTCGCGGGAGACGACAGCCTGATCGGCCAGTTTTTGGACGTGACGATCACAGGCTGCACAACATGGAGCCTTGTGGGCGAACTCCGATAACACAGCACCCTGGTGCGGGCTTTGTAGGGGCCGATGCCCACATCGGCCCGGCAGAATGCACCGTTTTTACGGTATTCTTCGGCGAATTTGCAACTTCCCAACGGGCCGATGTGTGCCGGCAAGCGGCAGACCCACATCCGTAACGCTCCTTCGTCGCGAACGGCTGTGACCGGCATCGGACCCTACAAACGAATGCGTAAGTGCATATGGATTTGCCGAAAGCATAATTTCAGACGTTAAAAGAGAAAACCCGGAG